ACTGGTGTTATTAGTGTTATTTGTGACGGAGTAGATGCTCCTGCGGCAAGTGTAGTTCAGGCCGCAATAAGAAACCTAGGAACAGCAGTTGGCGCTAACAGTGTTGATGTCAGCGGTACAACCGTCGCCGACGGCACTAGTTTTACTGTAGCATAAAACTACCTTTGCATGAAATTAAGGCAGACTTGTTCTGCCTTTTTTTTCCTACTAAATATCATTATGCATTTTTATACAGGAGTGACATTAGTTGACATTACTTCTACTGGTGTTATTAGACACACAGCAGATAATGAACTTGAAAGAAATCAACAAAGAAATTGGGAAACTGTGCTTCAATGCATAGGCATAAAATCACAGCCATTGCTAATAGACGGTCCTTATAGTGATATTTTTACCATTGATGAGACAACAAAGTTTCCAGACATATACTTTGGTAAACAAAGATGTTGGTTTTTTTCGTTTTCGGTAGAACATCAGGATGTGTTTTTGTTAAATGGAGATAATGTTGGCGGATTAGATGAGGCATTCGCACAAGTTCCAATAATCTGTGGTTTACAGGAAACAGCTAGATTTATATTACCAATTTTCTATCCTTATGGATCAATAAAAAACATATATTTTATAAAAGGTAGAATTAACTTAAATACAGTCTAAACACAGGCACTATTAAGGCACTTTTTTATGGCACACAACCTAGGCAATCGTACAGAACCCTTTCACACTATTGGAAAAGTAAAATGGCAGCAAGCGAAAGATCAAGCCTTGAAGCGCACGTGGATTTATGTGCCGAAAGATACAAGGCTTTGGAAGACAAATTAGATAAACTAGAACAGCGAATGACTACGATGGAAGAACACATTGTAATCATACGCACAAAAATATCAGAATCGGCTGCTGAGACTACCAGCAAAACTAGTGGACAATTAGTGACAGTTGGTACAGCATTTGGTGTAGCTATGCTTACTGGTTTAATTATGGTTATAGTACAATTAATTCTAAAATAATAATGAAGATAGTAGAACTTGTAAATAAAATTAGATTACCAATTACAAACGAAGAAGCTGATGTATTAGGACAGTTTAGTAGCGGTAAAAAAATAGCGCGAGAAGATTTATCACCTAGGCAATTACTTGTAGCAAACAGTTTGGTGAACAAGGATGTTTTATTTAGAAAAAACGAAGATGGCAAAATCTACTATAAACAAAAAATCGGAGTTTAGCAAGGCACAAGAATATTTTGCAAAAATAAGCACAATTTACATCAAAGAGTGGACAGATAAACAACTTAAAAAATATTTAAATGAACCCGTAGTTATACCTGTTGGTAGCTACGGGTTTTTAGTTGGTCCATATCGTGTACAAGGTAAACACACGGCCTGTTGGACAGTTGAGCAGCAAGACGGTAAGCATTTGCATGATTTTGTATCAAAAGCAAACGCTATTTTATACTGTATCAAATTGATGCACAACTATTCTACTGCAACTGAATTATTAGAACTAGATAGACAAATTGGAAAATTAGATAGAGATATTGATTTTTACGAGTATACAATTAAAACAACTAAAAATCAGTTTAAAATTGAAACTGCTCAAAATAGATGTGCAGATGCTCGAATGCAGCGCCGATCGGTTTATAACATTTTGAAAAAAACTTTAATTTCGGCTAAATACTTAAAATTTGGGAATACACCACTATGAGATTAACTGAAATGGGCGTTAAGCCTTCCGCTAAAAAAATTAACAAAGTAATGGAAAGCCGCTTTGGCGTTAAGATTGACTATGACAATTTAAACTTTCCAAAAGCTTTTGTGCTGGCTCAAGGGCTAACTGAAAATCTTGAAAAAATTAAGCACAGTCATGGCGTACATGTAGCCGAAAAAAATCCTAAGTACATGGAGTTGTTGATGGTTCGCGAAGGTCTGCATCGTTGGATGGTTGAAAACAAGCAACAACTGATTATGGAAAGCGAAATGGGCAAGAGCCAAGCTATTCTAGCAGCTAAGGATATGGTTGATAGTATTCAGGACATGCTAGAAGAAGTTAGCAAAATGCAAAATGAGCAAATGCCTGCATTATTAGATACCATACGCGATCAAATCGGTATGGAACAAGCTGATGCATTTAAGGCAAGTGTTGAACCATTGCTAGCAGAGATGTCCACTCAATTGAGTACAGCTAGAGGCACGGCAGATAATGCTGCTAGAGCACTAGCTGGCGAACAAGTTGCAGCCCCAATGGGCATGGGTGGTATGGGTGGTGCACCGGCTTTGCCAGGACAAATGCCAGCTGATATGACAAGCGATATGGACACCGACAGCTTTGGAGGCACTGATGCAGCAGCAGGTCCTAATGTAGTTGGTAGAGAGAAACGTTAATGCGTATTCGTGAAGTAATCTCAGAGGACTTAGACGAATATCTCGACGAGGTCCTTGAAGATGAAGCAGATGGACGTGGTGACGCAAATTTGCTTACCACGCTTGAGTTTTTACGCAATAGAGCTCATGACACACACATCCAACCTAGAATCAGAGTAGACAGCTTAATTAATCTAGTCCAAGGCACAGGCGAAAATCAGTTTAATCTTGAAAATCTACTAGATGCATACAAATCAAATCCTGACATTAAAAATTTGATTAAAGATATAAAAGATGATTCGTCGGGAGTAAAATATGTTTATTTACAGCCATTTCAAGATGATACCGATATGCCGGTAGAAATTGGTCAAGAAATTCCAAAATCAGCACCCGAACGAACCGTTGATACAATGGCTAAGTCGGCACTTGCAAAACGATCTTAAATAGTTTATAATAATCCAAAGGAGAATATAGATGGCTTATTCTGGTCAAGTCTTAGATCATTATGAAAACCCAAGAAACGTTGGCAAATTAGACAAATCAGATCCTAGAGTTGGAACAGGTTTAGTTGGAGCTCCAGCATGTGGAGATGTGTTGCAGTTACAAATTCAAGTTGATGATGGAGTTATTACAGATGCAAAATTTAAGACATATGGTTGTGGTTCGGCGATCGCATCTTCATCGCTGGTAACTACCTGGTTAAAGGGGAAAAATCTGGACGAGGCGGATTCAATCAAGAACTCGGACATTGCAGAAGAACTTGCGTTACCTCCTGTCAAAATACACTGTTCCATATTGGCAGAAGATGCAATTAAAGCGGCTTTAGCTGATTACAAAAATAAAAATAATGCTTAATTTATTGTTTTATCATGCCAACACAATTTACTTTCAAGGCCTTACTAATAGTTTATTTTTGTCAATAGTTTCAATTTATTTTAAAACATTCGTTGAAGTAAACAAACCAGAAATAGCAAACAAAATAAATTGGCACAGGCCTATTCAAAGACAAATAGATGATGATACACTTGTAAATTATTGTAATGATAACAAAATTCACTTGTTATGCCTTAGTGTTTACCTGTGGAATCAGCAATATGTTCATGATCAGATAATAAGAATAAAACCAAGATTACATCCCGACTGTAAAATAATGATAGGTGGACCTAGTGTTGATGTAAACATTAATCAAAACTTTTTTGTTCAAAACTCATTTGCAGACTATGCTATCTATGGACCGGGAGAAATCGCTTTTGCTGATCTTGTAGAACACATTATTAATAATAAAAAACTTATTGCTTTCAATGTTAGTAATTTAGCATGGTACGACAAATCAAAAGAAAAACAAATAGTAGCAGATTACAAGAACGTCTCGCAGTCACAGATTAGCCCGTTTTTATATAACAAAGATTTTTTTAAAGATATAGTAGAATACGAAATAAAAAATAATAATTACAGAATTATTCTTCCTTATGAGTTAACAAGAGGATGTCCTTATGCATGCACCTTTTGTGATTGGAACAGTGGTTTGTCGAATAAAGTTTCTAGAAGAAAAAATACATATCAAGAAGAAATTGACTTATTTCAAGAACTTAATATAAGCAATTTATATTTTGCTGATGCAAATTTTGGTCAGTATGACGAAGACATAAAAATTGTAGAATACTTGGCCAAAAAAAATATTGAAGAAAATGCTAATTTTAAAACTGATGGTAACTTAAGTAAACTTAAAAAAGACGCTAATCTTAAAATTTATCATTTATTTGCACAAGGTGATTTAGTAGGTCGTGATTGGGCATTTACGTTTAGTGTACAAGATATAAATGAAGATGTGTTAAAAAACATTGAGAGACCCGATGTTGGGTGGGAAGTACATAAAAGAATGATAATGGAGTTACATGAA